TTGTTTACTACAAGTGTTGTTAGTACAATTGCTCATTTTAGCACTCAACTACAACCTATTGTAAGTTTATTGGCAGGATTGATTGCTATTGCAAGTGGACTATTTGCAATAAGGTATTATTATATAAAATCAAGAACAGATGGCTAAAGCAAAAACCCAATCGACTACTGTAAAGGTAAAGGCGAAGAAAACCAATAAGGGTGTTCATTCAAAAAACAATCCTCCTGAGAAAAAATATAGAGGCCAAGGTAAACGAAGATGAAAGGATTAATACTATTTATAACAGCAAGAGTACTGACGTACTTTATCTATCCAATTGGATTTACGTACTCTGTGCTATTAACTTTGTTTAAGAATGGATACAAAGAGTTAGACAATTATTTATTTGAGTGTGCTATAGCTGAAGACCAAAGGGCCAATACTTATCTTTCAAAGTTATTTAATGATGTACTTATAAAAGTAGGTGGTCATAGATTTGGAGACCCTGATGAGACAATAAGTAGTGTACTTGGAAAAATCAATTGACAGGGACTCTCTCTATACTTGGAAGAGCATTGAATTGGCTTCTAAACAAAATCGAGGAAGACCATAGCATAAAGTCAATAAATAAATAGTATATTTGCCACAACTTAAATAAATTTAATAAAATGCCACAATTAACCGAACAAGAATTAGCTACTGTAAGAGGCTTGGTACAAGAGTTCAACGGATTAAAGATGCAACTTGCTGACACCGTTTTACACCAACAAGAACTGTCTAAGAAAATTGGACAAGTAAAAGAAACTTACATTCAAATGGAGGAGAGCCTTATCAATACCTATGGTAAAGATGCATCAATTAACATTGATACAGGTGAAATCACAACCAAGGAGACTACTCCTGCAGGTGCTACAATTATGAATGTAGTTAAGTAATTCTATCAAAAACATTTTTAAATGGACATCAGAAAGATATCTATAGGGCCTGATTACAAGTCAAGTGCAATGCATTACATTGTCGGACAACCCGTGCTTAACGGTGCGTATAGTATTCACCTTATAAAATATGATTCTGATGTCCGTTCTATTAAAATTTGGATAGAGTCAACAAACAAAGAAATTTTTCTTTGGAAAGAGTTTAACCACTCTATGCCAGTTGCTATCGAATACAACATAAATTTTTAATAATGAAATCTCTTTTTGATTTTATTGTGAAGCCCTTAGATGGCAAAAGATACAGCAATGTAAAAAAAATTGGTTGCGCTGATTTTATTGTAAGCACGTCTGAAGAGGATTTTAACTTTTCAAATAGATATGCTGAAGTTATCGGAGTTCCCGTAGGATATTTAGGGCCAATCAAAGAGGGCCATATATTACTTGTGCATCATAATGTGTTCAAGTACTATAATGATATGAAAGGAAGACAAAGAAGTGGAAGAAGTTATTTTAAAGATGATTTGTTCTTTGTTGACTCAGAGCAGTTTTTTATGTACTACGATGGAGAGAATTGGAATCCATACGATAGATACTGCTTTATAAAACCAATCCCAACTATAGACTCTTATATTTTTAAACCATTTAGCGAAGAACCGTTAATTGGAGAGATGTTTATGGTTAATGACTATCTAAAAAGTCAAGGTGTTAAGAAAGGTGATTTAGTTACATTTTTGCCTGATACAGAATACGAATTTAATGTTGATGGCGAAAAACTATATAGAATGTTTGACCATCACATTAGTATGGTTATTTAGTATGACATCAAAAGAAATCAAAGAGAAGATAATTGCTGCAGGACATATCGCAGTTGAGCAACTCATAAAGGTTGCGCGAGAAGATATTATAAAACATAACACAGATGATGAGTTATCTGCAGATAGGCTTAAGAACGCAGCTATGACAAAAAAGTTAGCGATATTTGATGCGTTTGAGATTTTAAGTAGGATAGAGGCCGAGCAAATGCAATTAGACTCAATCGAAAAAGGAGCGAGCAGAACAGAAACAAAACAAGGATTTGCAGAAAGAAAGTCAAGATAGTTTATACTCAGTAGTCACAGACTTAATACCGAGCAGTGTTTTATTAACAAAGAATAGAGCAAAGTCTTGGGTATATGGCTATGACCCGAAGTATGATATTATAGTGATATCAAAGACAGGAGAAGTTGGCGAGATAATATCTATACAAGGATTAAAGGTAGCATTGCCATTAGCTCCAAAAGAGTGTCTTCAAAGACACAAAAACCCCAAACAACAATATTGGGAAAGAACAGAACTACCAAAACCGTTAGAAAAAATACAGACTATCTTCCAATGGAACGATATGCCTACAGAGTTCAAAGACCTGTGGGTAGATTATATAGAAGCTGAGTTTGATTATAGAGAGCAAGGTTTTTGGTTTATGAATAATGGAACTCCTACCTATGTTACGGGTTCTCATTATATGTATCTTCAGTGGTCGTCTATTGATATAGGATACCCCGATTTCAGGGAAGCGAATAGAATACTATACATTTTTTGGGAGGCCTGCAAGGCTGACTCAAGGTCATTCGGTATGACGTACCTTAAGATAAGGAGGTCAGGATTTTCTTTTATGTCTTCATCTGAATGTAATAATGTTGGTACATTGGCCAAGGATGCAAGGATTGGAATATTGTCCAAGACAGGTGCTGATGCCAAGAAAATGTTTACCGACAAGGTTGTTCCAATCTATAATAGGCTTCCATTTTTCTTTAAACCCGTACAAGATGGTATGGACAAGCCAAAGACTGAATTGGCCTTTAGAGTTCCTGCTGCAAAAATTACAAAGAAAAATATGTATAACCTATCCAACGATGATATCGATGGATTGGATACAAGTATAGATTGGAAGAACACAGAAGATAACTCTTATGATGGAGAGAAGCTAAGGCTATTAGTCCACGATGAAAGTGGAAAGTGGGTTAAACCAAACAACATATTAAATAATTGGAGGGTAACAAAAACCTGTTTACGTTTAGGTAGTAGGATTATTGGTAAGTGTATGATGGGTTCTACATCAAATGCATTGTCAAAGGGTGGAGAAAACTTCAAAAAACTCTACGAGGAGTCCGATATAAATAAGAGAAACGCAAACGGACAAACTAAGAGTGGCCTATACTCCTTGTTTATTCCAATGGAACACAATATGGAAGGGTTTATCGATAGATACGGGATGCCTGTATTCTATACTCCTGAAGAGCCAATTGAGGGCATAAACGGTGAGATGATAACCCAGGGGGCTATAACGTATTGGGAAAATGAGGTTGAAGCATTAAAGAATGATGCTGATGGTCTAAACGAATTTTACAGACAGTACCCAAGAACAGAGTCGCACGCATTTAGAGATGAAAGCAAGATGTCTTTGTTTAATCTAACGAAGATATATCAGCAGATAGATTACAACGATACATTGATAAAGGAGCATCACGTAACGAGAGGCTCGTTTGCTTGGAAAGATGGCATAAAGGATACAACGGTTGTGTTCTCTCCGAATAACAACGGGAGATTTTTAATTGGTTGGAATCCTAAACCAAGTATGCAGAATAGGTTTATTCTAAAGAACGGTATCAAGTATCCTGCCAATGACCACTTAGGTGCGTTTGGTTGCGATAGTTATGACATATCAGGTGTAGTTGGAGGGGGAGGTTCTAATGGTTCTTTACACGGACTTACAGGATATCATTTGGATGAAGCGCCTGTGAATACATTCTTTTTAGAATACATCGCAAGACCTCAGACTGCAGAGATATTTTATGAAGAGGTATTAATGGCCTGTATATTTTACGGTATGCCAATCCTTATAGAGAATAACAAACCAAGGTTACTGTATCACTTTAAAAATAGAGGCTATAGAGGGTTCTGTATGAATAGGCCTGATAAGACCTATACGAACCTTTCTAAGACCGAAAGAGAGCTTGGTGGCATACCTAACTCAAGTGAAGATATTAAGCAAGCCCACGCAGCTGCAATTGAGTCGTATATCGAAAAGTACGTTGGAATGGATATGGATGGAACTTATAGGGAGGCAGGAGATATGGGGGATATGATATTTACAAGGACATTGGAGGATTGGGCAAGGTTTGATATATCAGATAGAACGAAGCACGATGCTTCGATAAGCTCAGGGTTAGCGATTATGGCAACTCAAAAAAGCTTATATTTACCTGAGAAAAAAGAATCAAAAATAAAGATTAACTTTGCAAAATACAGTAACAAGGGTACACTAAGTGAAATAATTAGATGAAAGATGTAAAAGTAAATATCACGTCTGCAGGATTCCCAAGCCAATTTGTCTCTGATAGAGAAAAAGCTTCGGAAGAGTTCGGACTACAAATAGGCCAAGCTATCCAATATGAATGGTTCAAAAAGGATGGGAGTGGTTGCAGATTTTACAGCCAATGGAAAGACTTTCACAGATTAAGATTGTACGCAAGAGGTGAGCAGTCTGTTGCAAAATATAAGAACGAACTATCGGTTGATGGTGACTTATCTTACTTGAACTTAGATTGGACTCCCGTTCCAATTCTACCAAAGTTTATTGACATCGTTGTAAACGGTATGTCGGATAGACTATTTAAAGTTAAAGCATACGCTCAGGATGCAATGTCCCAAGAACATCGTAGTGCTTATCAAGATATGATTGAGGGCCAAATGGTCGCCAAGCCTATTTTGAAAACAATTATGGAGAAGACAGGAGCTAATCCATTTGTTACAGACCCTGAAGAGTTACCAAACACTGACGAAGAATTAGCATTATATATGCAGCTTAATTATAAGCCTGCAATTGAGATAGCAGAGGAAACGGCTATCAATACAATTTTTGATGCAAACCATTACAATGATATTAGAAAGAGAGTTGACTATGACCAAACCGTAATAGGGATTGGTATAGCTAAACACGAATTCTTAAAAGGTGATGGAATTAGAATATCTTACGTAGACCCTGCAAATGTTATTTACAGCTATACCGAAGACCCATTCTTTAAAGATTGTTTCTATTGGGGAGAGATTAAGACTGTTCCAATTATTGAACTTAAGAAGATTGACCCAACGCTTACCAATGCTGATTTGGAAGAGATTGCAAATAGCAGCCAAGCTTGGTGGGACTATTATAATGTAGCTCAGTTTTATCAAAACGATATCTTCTTTAAGGATACCACTACTCTATTGTACTTTAACTATAAGACCACAAAAGATATAGTTTACAAGAAGAAGATTTCAGATACGGGCAACATCAGAATGATTGAGAAGGATGATACATTCAATCCACCTCAAGAAATGATGCAAGAAGGAAACTTCGAGAAAGTATCAAAGACTATTGATGTTTGGTATGAGGGTGTAATGGTAATGGGTACTAACTTCTTACTAAAATGGGAGATGGCCGAGAATATGGTAAGACCAAAATCAGCCACTCAACACGCAATGCCAAACTATATTGCTTGTGCGCCAAGAATGTATAAAGGTGTTATTGAGTCATTGACAAGAAGAATGATTCCTTTTGCCGATTTAATTCAAATCACTCACTTAAAATTACAACAAGTAATAGCTAAAGTTGTTCCTGATGGTGTATTTATTGATGCCGATGGCTTGAATGAGGTTGACCTTGGAACAGGTGCAGCATATAATCCTGAAGATGCATTAAGACTATACTTCCAAACAGGTAGTGTTATTGGTAGAAGTTTCACCCAAGATGGTGACTTTAATAATGCAAGAGTTCCAATTACTCAATTGACATCTAACTCAGGTGCATCTAAAACACAGATGTTGTTATCAAACTACAATCACTACTTAGACCAAATCAGACAGGTTACAGGCTTGAATGAGGCCCGTGATGGAAGTATGCCTGACCCTAACTCATTGGTTGGTGTTCAGAAGTTAGCAGCATTAAATTCAAATACAGCAACAAGACATATTCTTGAGAGCAGTTTATATATCTATAGGACTGTGGCCGAAGCTTTAACCTATAGGATATCTGACATTCTTGAGTACGCTGATTTTAAAGATGAGTTTACAAACCAAATTGGAAAGTATAACGTAAACATCTTAAACAGCATCAAAGACCTTTACATTTATGATTTTGGTATTTTCATAGAGGTTTCACCTGATGAAGAGCAAAAGGCCCAACTTGAACAAAACATTCAGATGGCCCTTTCTAAGAATGATATTAATCTTGAGGATGCTATAGATATTAGAGAGATTAAAAACATCAAGGTAGCTAATCAATTATTGAAGCTTAAGCGTAAGACCAAGCAGGACAGAGAAGAAAAGATGGCAATGCAATCTCAAGCAATGCAAGCTCAGGTTAATGCTCAGTCTCAAGAGATGGCAGCTCAAATGGCTATGCAGAAACAGCAAGCTGAAATACAAGGCAAGATGCAGCTTAAGCAAGCTGAGACTTCTTTTGAAATCGAGAAGATGAAGATAGAGGCTGCTCTGAAAGCTCAGTTGATGAATCAAGAGTTTAATCTCAATATGCAATTGAAAGGAATGGATATGAGTGCGCTTGAGAAGAGAGAAACACAAAAGGAGAAAGCTAAGAATGACAGAATTTCATTACAGAATACACAACAATCGAAATTGATAAACCAAAGGAAGAATGATTTACCTCCTGTAACATTTGAATCAAATGAAGATAGTTTAGATGGATTTGACCTAGCCCAATTCAACCCAAGATAAGAAGAAAAATATATTAATTATTTTTCATTAACTTTGCAAATAATTTAATTTAATATGAGTTTTACAGTAAAAGAAGTTGGAGTAGTGCCTGAGAAATCAGCACAGGAGATAGAGCAAGAATTGCTTAATCAACACGAAGAGCAAAATAAGGCTAAAGAAACTCCACCCGAAACGGAAGTTCCACCTGTAGTAGTTACAGAGACTGTAGCGACTCAGACTGAACTAAAAGATGAAGACGTTCTTTCATATATTGAAAAAAGATACGGCAAACAGATTAGCTCTATTGAGGAGTTAACAAGAGAAAGGCAAGAGGCTGAGGCCCTTCCTGAAGATGTTGCTGCATACTTTAAATTTAAAAAAGAAACAGGTAGAACTATCGAAGATTTTGTTAAGTTAAACACGAATCTCGATAATCTAACACCTGATAAGATACTAAGAGACTATCTTGTCGCCACTGAAAAAGGTTTGGATGCAGAAGATATCGATTCTATGATGGATGGATATTCTTTTGATGAACAACTTGATGATGAGGCAACAATCAAGAGAGTCAAATTGGAAAAGAAGAAGATGGTTGCTAAGGCCAAAGAGTTTTTTGAATCTGAAAAAGAAAAATACAAAATTCCTACTGAGTCAGTGGGAAGCAAAATTTCTGATGAAGAAGCAAAACAATTGGAGGAGTATAAGCAATACGTCAATGAGTCAATGTCTTTACGTGAGCAAAACCAACGCAGAGAGCAATGGTATCAAGAAAAGACAAGTGAAGTTTTTGGGAGTGAGTTCAAAGGTTTTGAGTTCAGTCTTGATAACAATAAGCTTGTTTATGTACCTGCAGATGCGAATGAGCTTAAAAAAGTCCACAGCGACCCATCAAACTTTGCTAAGAAGTTTATTGGTGAGGATGGTCTTTTAAAAGACCCTGTGGGATATCACAAAGCATTGGCAGTAGCGATGAACCCTGAGAAGTTTGCTAAGTTCTTTTATGAGCAAGGTAAATCAGAAGCAGTGGATGATGTTATGCGTAAGACAAAAAATGTCAATATGACTATCAATCAGCCACCACAAAACACTTCGGTTGGGGGAACGCAGATAAGAGCTGTAGACCAAGACTCAGGTCGTAGTCTACGAATTAAAAGCAAAAAATAAAAATTAAAAAAACAAAAAAATGGCAGTACAATCAGTACCAGGATTTGCGTTGCAGCCGAGTGCGCAACAAACTCCGTTAAAAACAAATTACATTACCAATTTTGATTTCTTGAATCAGTATCTACCTGATACTTACGAAAAGGAATTTGAAAGATATGGTAATAGAACAATCAGTTCGTTCTTACGTATGGTAGGAGCAGAATTGCCTTCTAATTCTGACCTAATCAAATGGGCAGAGCAAGGTCGTCTTCACATTAAATATGTTGATTGTACCACAACTGTGTTAACCAACGCAGATACGGCAACATTCACTGTGAATGATGTCTTAGTTCCTGCATTTGTTAGTGCAACCAATGGTTCAATCGCTATCAGAGTAGGCCAAACTGTTATGCTTACAGCTAACGCAGGTGGTTCTAACTACAAAGCAATTGTTACTGCAGTTGACACAGCAGCAAAAACATTTGACGTAGCGTTCTATGGTGCATCAGGTATTACCAATGCTTCAGGTGCGAACAAATTTACTGTATTCATTTACGGTTCTGAGTTCAAAAAAGGAACAAACGGTATGATTGGTTCATTGGAATCAGATGATGAGATTTTCGACAACTCTCCAATCATCATTAAAGACAAGTATTCAGTATCAGGTTCTGATATGGCTCAAATCGGTTGGGTTGAAGTAACAACTGAGAATGGTGCTACAGGTTACTTGTGGTACTTGAAGTCTGAACACGAAACCCGTTTACGTTTTGACGACTACTTAGAAACTGCAATGATTGAAGCTGTTCCTGCTGAGGTAGGTTCAGGAGCTGCTGCTACTACAGGTGATGTAGGAAACAAAGGTTCTAAAGGTATTTTCTATACAGTTAACCTACGTGGTAACGTATGGGGAGCAGGTTATCCAACAACCTTACCTGATTTCGATACAATTGTTTCTCGTCTTGACAAACAAGGTGCTATCGAAGAGAACGTAATTTTCGTAGACCGTGCGTTCAGTTTCGGTATCGATGATATGTTAGCGACAATCAATGGTTATGCAGGTGCAGCTTCTGCAAACGCAGCATCATTCGGTTTGTTCGAAAACGACAGAGATATGGCGTTGAACTTAGGTTTCGCAGGTTTCCGTAGAGGTTACGATTTCTACAAATCTGATTGGAAATACCTAAACGACCCAACAATGCGTGGTGGTCTTCCAACCTCTGCAGGTTCAGGTAAAGTAAGTGGTTTGTTAGTTCCTGCAGGTTCTACAACCGTTTATGACCAAATCTTAGGTAAAAACGCTAAGAGACCATTCTTACACGTTAGATACCGTGCATCAGAAACTGAAAACAGACGTTACAAGACTTGGATTACAGGTTCTGCAGGTGGCGCTGAAACAAGTGACCTTGATGCAATGGAGGTAAACTTCTTGTCAGAAAGAGCAGTATGCACATTAGGAGCTAATAACTTCTTCTTGTTCCAAAGCTAATAATTCTTAATTGGAGGTGTGTCTTTGAAGACACACTTCCTTTTTTTTAAAATTCAAATCATATCAAATGAAACAAAAAATAACTACAAGCGTAGATAAAGTCTACAAACTAACGAAGTCTGAAGCGCCACTATCTTTTATGATACCGACAAGGCACACAGCACAGTTCCCTTTATTACATTTTGATGAAGAGACAAATACCAACAGAGCATTACGCTATGCAAGAAACCAAAAGTCACCTTTTGAAGACGAGCAAGATGGCAATGTTGTTTTAGAGCCAATTATCTTTGAAGATGGCTTCTTATCAGTTCCACGTACCAATCCTGTATTACAGCAATTCCTTTATTACCATCCACTAAACGGGATTAAATTCGTTGAAGTAGATGAGGAGAAAGATGCAAGTGCTGAAGTTGAAAGATTGAATTACGAAGTTGATGCGCTTATCGCTGCAAGGGAAATGAACATCGAACAGGTTGAGATGGTATCAAGAGTTCTGTTTAACAAAGATGTAACAAAAGTTACGACCTCTGAGTTAAAGAGAGACATTTTAGTGTATGCTAAAAACAATCCAACTCAATTCTTAGAGATTGTAAACGACCCAAGCTTAAAGCTTCAGTCAACCGTATCTTTATTCTTTGACAAGGGCCTATTGGCATTTAGAAAGAACAGAAAGGAAGTATGGTTCAATACGGCCACTAATAAATCGAAATTACTTAATGTACCATTTGGTGAGGATGCCTATGCGATTGTCGCATTGTTCTTCCAATCAGATGATGGATTAGAAAGTTACAAAGTACTCGAAAAGTTATTGTAATATACTGCTTAAACTGAGAACCTCTTATTTATTGTAAGGGGTTCTTTTTTTTTATTATCTTTGTAGAAAGGTTTACAAATGATAAATTCAGTAAGAGCAACAGTATTATCCATATTGAATAAAAACAATTATGGCTATATTTCTCCCTCAGATTTTAATTTGTTCGCAAAGCAAGCTCAGTTAGATATATTTGTTGGATATTTCCCAAGGTATAATTACCAAATAAATAAAGAAAACTCAAGACTTCAAGCAACAGGTTACTCTGATATCAAGAAGACAATGGAGGATATTGAGTATTTCTCTGTGTCAGATGCATTGGTTCTAAACACTGCAAACCCTTTAATTAGCAACAACTACTACTTACCATCAGCATCTACAACAGGTTCTGACTTCTTTATGATTGGAAAGATGTTAATCTATTCAACCAATAAAGTAAATGGAGAAAACACAGCATTGGATGCAAATCCATTAATTTTAATTGATTCTTTAGGCGCATTTACAGCAAATGGTGTAGCTGCAGGTGATGTTGTTGCGTTTATTAAAGACGGAATAACTCAGTATGTAAATGTTGTGACAGTAAATAGCGCAATATCTATAACTACAACTGCAAGTAATTTTACAGCTACTCCTTGGGATGCTACGGGCATCAGTTATAGTATTTATTCGCCATCACTACAAGAGGCTGAAAAGGTTTCTTTAAATAAGATTACAATCTTAAATAATTCATTACTAACTAAACCAACTTTGATATACCCTGCGTATACTCAAGAGGAAACAGTAATGACACCATATCCATCAACAATAAACAAGATTGGCCAAGTACTTTGTCAATACATCAGATATCCAAAAGACCCTAAGTGGACATTCATTACATTGGTGAATGGTGAGCCTGCGTTTGACCAATCACAACCTGACTATCAAGATTTCGAGCTACCACTTGAGGAAGAGCCAACATTAGTAAATAAGATATTGCAATTTGCAGGTATGTCAATCAGAGAGATTGCTGCAGTTCAATTTGGACAAGCTCAAGAGCAAGCTAATATACAACAACAACAATAATTATGGCATATTTATCACAGTATCAATATTACGAAAATGGTGGCGCAGCGCCAACAGAAGCCAATTGGGGTTCGTATCAGTACGTATCATTGTATGATATTGTAAATAATTTTATGCTTATATACTCAGGTAATCATAACTTGGTTAACAATGAGGAAAGGTTTAAGATTTTATTTCACGCAAAGAGGGCAATTCAAGAGTTGAACTACGATGCATTTAAAGAGATTAAGGTATTGGAGTTGTCAGTTGACGACCAATTAAGGTTTATATTACCAAGTGACTATGTAAATTGGGTTAGAATATCAATCGAGAGAAATGGTGTTTTGCATCCTTTGAGTGAGAATATTCAAACTAATTGGTCTAAGGCATACTTACAGGACAATACTGGCAAGATACTATTTGATGTAGATGGAAACGCTCTGTCTCCTCAGTTCTCTCAATTAGACTACGAAAGGATATTCGGTATTGGCCAAACAATTTATTTGAACAGTGCATCACCATACAACGGTTCTTACGGATACAATGATAATGGTATTTGGTACTTTGGCCGAGAGGTTGGCGCACGTTTTGGATTAAACACTGAGACAGCAAATGCAAACCCAACATTTAGCATCAATCAAAAAGGAGGAGTTATAAACTTCAGCTCAGGAATACAAGGAGAATTAGTTGTCCTTGAATATGTTTCTGATGGTATGGAGAATGGCAACGATGCAAGTGTAAGCGTAAATAAATTGTTCGAAGACTATATCTATGCTGCTATAGAGTTTGCTATCTTAAATTCAAAGGTTGGCGTTCAAGAGTACATTGTAAGTAGAGCAAGAAAAAGAAAGACTGCATTGCTAAGAAATGCGAAAATAAGAATTAGTAACATACACGCAGGTCGATTGTTAATGAATCTTAGAGGACAAGATAAATGGTTAAAATAATATGTCAAAAATAACAAGGAATTTTACATTAGGTAGGATGAATAAGGTCGTTGATGAGCGACTTGTTCCTAATGGAGAGTATATCGATGCATTGAATATCAGAATGGGTTCTACCGAGCAGTCTGAGATTGGTGTAATTGAAAACTCTAAAGGGAATATAAGACTTACATCTTTGTCGTATGACGGGTTTCCATTAAGTAATAGCGCCAAATGTATTGGAGCTTATGAAGATGGAGCTAATGAGACTATTTATTGGTTTGTTACTGACAATGATTTTGCAGGAAGCCCAATTAATAAAATTGATTTGATTGTATCTTACGATGCAAAGTCAGACATATTGACATACCACATTATAAGCATATACAATGGTGTTGATAAGACCACATTGAATTTTAATTCAAGCTATCTAATTACAGGAATAAACAAAATTGAAGACTTATTGTTTTGGACTGATGATTATAATCAACCAAGAACAATAAATGTAAAGAGAAGCTACGGAAATCCAATCGCAGGAGTTGATTCATTTTTAGAAGAGTCAATACTTGTTATAAAGCAGCCACCTATTTCAGCGCCAATAGTTTCTGCAACGCCAACATCTACTCAAGATAATTTCTTAGAGGAAAGATTTATATGTTTTGCGTATAGGTATAGATATGCAGACAATCAATATTCAGCGACTTCCCAATGGAGTAAGCCTGCATTTTTACCAAATGTATTTAATTACAACTCAGGAACAGCATTGAATAATGGTATGGTAAGCACAGCAAATATGGCTGAGGTAACATAC